CAACTGTTTATAATGTCAGTAATTTATTCTTATATGCATTAGTTAAGAACTTTGAGAGTCAGTACCTAGGTTCTTTCCCAGAAAAATATCTGAAAGGTGATATTGATAAGAGAACTCTTATCAAAAACATTAAAAAGTTTTACAAATCAAAAGGAACTACTAGTTCCATTAAGTTTGTTTTCAACACCATTATTGCAAAAGAGGTTGAGAACAAACCAGAAGTATACAACCCAAAAGATTTTACGTATAAATCTTCGGAATCTGATTGGATTAGTGTATATGCTTTAAAAGTTAAAGTTGTATCAGGCAACCCAAAAGATTTAATTGGTAAGAAGATTACTCAGGCATTGACAGATGAGTATTCTTATGCTGATGCTACTGTAGATAACGTATATCCAGATGGCACGTCAGATAATGAAGTTATCTGGAATATTGTATTAGCACCAGAGACAGTAAACGGATCGTTTAATGTATCAACCAAAACTAGATTAGAAAAAACATTTACTGACTCTGCCGGAGCAGGAAGTAGAATTGATGTAGCTTCTACTATAGGGTGGGAATCTGTAGGTAGTATCCTCATTGATGAAGAAGTTATTGAGTTTGATGACAAAAACATAACTCAATTTATTATTAAAAATAGAGGAGACCTTCCAGTAAATCACACACAAGGAACTCCTGTATACAAACCAGTTATAATCAAAGGGTCTAGTGTAAAATTATTGACACTTGGTGTTGTTTATAATGCATTACCATTAGATAAACAACCATACTCATTTACTGATGATAAATTACAAATTTCAAATCCTGGATTTGAAACCTCTGATCCTAGAATTGTACAGACTGGAACTAATCAACCAAGATGGATTCTTGGAACTGGTGCATCCGTTAGTGCATCGACTAATACATCTGTGCAAAATGCACTAACAGGTGTGTCTACAGATGTCTCTGCTATTTTTGCAGATGATCAATATTACTATATTACAAGTTCTAGTTATCCATCATATAATATTTTTGATGGTAGCACAGTTTCTGAAACCATGTTGGATCAGAAACTTCTTAGAATCATAAGAAAAGTTCCTGCAACAACCACTGAAATCTATAGAACACCAAATAGAGATGTTGGTATTCTTCTCAATGGTGTTCCTGTTTATGGTTATAAAGATGAAGAGAGTATTCGTTTTGGTAAACTAGAACAAATTCTTGTTAATACAAGAGGCAGAAATTATGTAAATCCACCTTTTGTATTAATTGATGGTCTTCCAAGTAAAGCAAGATCATTTTTAACAGGCAATGTTATCGATAGTATCGTAGTTGATACTAATGACACTTTCTTAAGAACACCAACTGTCGAAATTACTTCAGGAAGAGGTGCTAAAGCAACTGCTGTTATAACAGGAGGTGAAGTAACTAGTATTGTAATTGATGATCCTGGCAAATTCTATTCATCTCCACCAACTGTAGTAATAAGAGACAAAGTTGGTAGAGGTAGGTTTGCTGAGTATACCTCTGTTGTTGATACAGATGGAAAAATTACTGAACTGAATAAAGTTTTTGGTGGAACTCTTTATACACAAAAAAATATTGAAGTTCAAATTGTTGCAGTTGGCGAAGATGCAACTGCGACACCTTTACTGAAAGAATGGGTTAAAAATAGATTTGAAAAGGTAAAAGAAGAATTAGATACACAATTTGGATATTCTTTTGCAAATTATAATAACGTTCTAGAATATGGATATGGACAGGTTGCAAATCCAAAATCATTAAGAATCGCACTTAACGATAACTTAAACAGCGCAGATACAGAACCCACAATTAAGACTCATTCACCTATCATAGGTTTTGCTTATGATGGCAACCCAATTTACGGACCATTTGGACATTCAGATCCTTTAGATTCACAATCATCCATTGAAAGAATGACTTCTAGTTATTCTATCAGATCAGATCGTCAGAATGGACCTGCTGAAAGAAACTATGCATTGGGATCTTTTGTCAATGACTACAAATATAATCACAAGAGTGGTTCTTTGGATGAAAATAATGGAAGATTCTGTATTACTCCAGATTTTCCAGAAGGAACTTATGCATATTTCCTGACCATTGATAGCAATCAAGTACCACAGTTTCCATATGTTTTAGGAGACAAATATTATTCACTACCAGTAAATAGCAATTATAATTCCGACATCAATCAAAATGATGTTCCTAAGAATTCCAAAAGGTTTTATCGTCCTGGTATGCAAGGTAATGGAGAAGGTTTAATTGCACAGATTGGTGCAATTACTTCAGGAACTGTAGATAGTATTACTACTGACAGATCATCTAGCAATTTTTCGATAAACTCAAAATTATTCTTTGATAATTTTGGTACTGAAGGAAAAAATGTCGAAGCATTGGTTTCTTCTGTTAAAGGTGAAACTGTAAGTTATTTGCAATCTAGAGAAGATAAGGTAGTAAAACTAACTACTATTCAAAATGCATATTTGTTTGTTGACGATGTATTGAGGCAACCGGCGAGTGGAGCATCTGGCTCTATTGTAGGAACAGTAAAAGATGATAACATTATTGTTCTTAAAAATGTTATTGGAACATTTAACAATACCGGAACTTTCTCTGCAGATATTAAAACTTTCATTCTTACTATTGATCAAGATAGTAATTACACTAAAGGTGCTACATTAAGTTTAACTGATGGTATTAATCCTCCTATTGCTACTGCCGAAATTTTAGAAGGAACTAGCAGACAAAACACATTAAAAATTAAAGTTTTAACAGGAACTTGGATAGTTGACGAAGATTATTTTTTACAGTCTGACAATTTATTCAATACTTCTGGATCTAAAATTGTAACTCTAGTATCTCTTAGCGATAACTTAGAACCATTTGAAGTCAATCAAAGTGTTGGTTTAATTGAGACAGATGAGAATCACGGTTTAGCAATTGGCGATGAAGTTTCTATTAGCATTTTTCCTGATGATGCATCTAAGACTAAAAATTACTTTTTAAGAAAAAGACTGTATCAAACAGTTATTTTCAATTCTCCAAAAAACGAATCAAATATTGAGTATAACGGTGTTGGCAGATTTACCATATTAAATGGTGGAGCTGATTATACATCAGGTTCATATACTGGAGTTCCTCTTACTGGAGGTTCTGGAACTGGTGCTACAGCATCAATTACTGTTTCCAGTGCAGGAGTTGTTAACAGTATTCAAATTGAAACCGGTGGTAGTGGATATAAAAGAGGTGATTATTTGGGTGTTGATGATGATCAACTTGCAAGATCTGGAGGATCACTAAGTTCTTCTAGACTTACTGTATATGTTGATCATGCTGGTGTTTCATTATCTTCTAGTAGTATTCCATTAAAAACTACAAACGGATTTGCAGTTGGTGATTACTTGTCGATTGGTTCTGAAATTGTTCAAATTACAGCGATCAATGGAAATATTCTTTCTGTTTCTAGAGCACAAGATAATACAACTGCAGTAGATCATTACAATGAAGCAGAGGTATCTTTATACAAACCAAATTATAATTTTACTGCAGATTATCAAATCACCAATAACAATGGTAGTGGATACATCAAATCATATGATGCTTCAACTCAAGAAGCGACAATTGTATTTGGGTATTCTATTGAAAAAAGAGTAGCGCAAGAGTTAACAATTAGTACAACATTCTTTGATGCAAGTTCCCCAGAGAGACTAGTTTCAATTAGTTCTGTTAGTGATGTAGAGTATAAGTTTGAATTTTCTGAAGATAACGTATCATTTACACCGAATCCAAATATTAACATACAAGAGTTTTACAAGTACGTATTTGATACTTCACATTCTTCATTGACAGGAACATATTTTGACCTAAGTCCTAGTAAGAGTTTTAACTTAATTACACAAGAAAAAACTACCTCTATTGTTTTGCCAGGAAATACTGGATCATATACAGAAGTTAAATTTGGATTTGGTTCTAGATTAGCACAGAATAATTACACTATCAAAAAAGGAACAAAATTTCTCAATTTTTACTACTTTGATAAAAACGAAATTGTAAATTCCGATGGAGCATTTTTAAAAATTATTAATGACCCACTTCAGGGAACAAAAACTTTAAATTATGTAACACCAAATAGATTTGTCTATGATGTTCCTTATGCACCATTGTGGGATGGATCTGGAACTATTAATTACACAACATCTGGTCAGTTTGCTATTGGAGAAATTGATAATGTTAAAATTGTTAATCTTGGAGAAAATTATAAAAAAATTCCTTTGATTGTTGGTGTAGATCCAACTTTAAATTATAGAGGTTCTGCCACTGTATTATTTGATGATGCAACAAAAACAATTCAATCAGTAAGAATTGATAACATTGGTTCGGATTATGTAAATCCAAAAGCAATTGTTATGGATGCAGATGGTTCTGGTGTTATTTTTGATGTTGTTCAACAAAGTGGAAGACTGTTTTCTATTACAGTTGTAAGTCCTGGAAAAGGTTATACTTATGCTCCAACAATTAAAATTGTTGAAGGTGATATTGAATTATACGGAGAGAGTAGCAGTATTGGTATTCCACAAAGTATAAGAATTATTGATAATGGGGGAGCATACCATTTAGATAACACAGTTTCATCAGATGTAACTTCTCAGTATACAGTATCTTTAACTAACTTTAGCGGGGAGTTCAGGAATGGAGAATATGTTACTCAGACAATCAATGGTGTTGAAGTACTTCGTGCAAAAGTTTCTGAGTATAGAAATGGATCCAATTTAGTTAAGTTATCTAATATTCAAGGAATTATACGAGAAAATGTTTCTTTGGTTGGAATTGTTTCCAATGCAACAGGAACTATTAAAAGTATTTTTGTATCTTCATTCAAAACTAATATTTCAAGTTTCTTTGATAACCTTGGATACTATGTTTCCGATAAAGGAAAATTGGGAGTAGCAAACCAAAAGTTAACTGATAGTTTCTTTTATCAAGACTATTCTTATGTTGTCAAATCAAAAACACCTATAGAACAGTGGAGAGATTTAATTAAATCTACCACACACCCTGCAGGATTTAAGTTATTTGGTCAAGTTGATATAGAAACAACTGCAGATACTGTGATGCCTGTTGCTACTGGCAAAGCAGATAGTTTTAGTATTATTCAACTATGGGATCCTGAAAAGAATCAAATTACAGTACAAAGCACCAAGCAAGTAACTACACAAACAATTCAAAAAGTTGAAAATACCAGAATCCGTAAAGGACAGGGTTCTGCCGCTACATCAGAGTTTAACTTCAATGAAACTCGTGCATTTGAGTTTACTCTTGCTTCACCATTTGATGGATATTATGACACAGATGGAAGATTGCAAGGATCTACAGTCTTCCAAGTCTTGGATAACTTTGGAGTTGCATTCAGTCCAATTAATGAAAAAAGTATTATTGTCACATTAGACGGTATCATTCAAGAACCAGGAGTAGCATATACAGTATCTGGAGATACAATTGTATTCTCTGCTCCTCCTCTTGGTAATGGAGTAAAACTAACAGGAAACAACTCTTCAGATACAACCCCTTATGTTGGAATGAAGTTTGTTGGTAGAAGTTTTTACTTTAAGGATAGTCAATATAACACAAAACATTTAAGAAAACTTAGAAACATCTATCAAAGAAACGGTAGATGGATTGATGCAGCAAATCAAATTGAAAGAAACAAACAGTTTATCATAGAAGAATCGGTTGGATATGGTAAAGGATCTTATGGATCTTTAGATTGGAGTACAAAATTAGATGATTACCAAACTGATATTGGATATATTCTAGATTCTTATAGTCATGATTTACGATTTGGTGGTAATACTAAAGTTGTTGATTATGCCAGCATTTTCTTTTCTGGATCTGCATATATTACAGATAACAAAACAGAATCGCTTAATATATTCAAATATGCAACTAATTTAGCAAAACTTGCTATTAGGAATTGGGATTTTGTTGAAGAAACTGTTGAATATATTCAAGGATCAAAAACAGTAACGGTTTCTAACACAGACAATCTTGCTGTCGGAATGCATATTAGTTCTGGTAGAGCATTTACTCCAGACACAAAAATTGTTTCCATTGATAGTATATCAAAACTTACATTATCAAAAGCAGCATTAGTTAACTCTGGTGTTGGTGCTGGTGGAGCATCTGCAGGAACCACATCTTTAGATGGAAATACAGGTGGTAATGATCTTGGATTGTCCACTAGTATTGGTAATGTAGAACCAGGAGATCAGTTTGCCGTTAATCCAGGAGACACTTTAAGTGTTCCTTTATCATTTTCTGGTGTAGACAGCGCAACTTTCTATCTAAGCGGTATCAATAACGGAACTTTCTATGATGCAGGAAATTTAATTGCTGGCAATAAATTGTATCTTCAGGAAGAAGTTAGCGAATATGTCTATGCAAATTATGCTCTTCCCTCTAGCGATAAAGCAAAATGCTATCGCGATCTTGGATTCTTAATTGATAATATTGTATATCATTTAAAATTTGGTGGCAATGAAAGAGTGGTTAATTTTGCTCAACTTTATTATACCAATAGAGGATACCCTTACGGTGAAGAATTAACGTATATTAATAGATCATCAACAGAAACGACTGCTGCTATTGCTGCATGGGATCAATTAGCGATTCTAATGAATTCGGCAATGAGAAATACTCTTGGCGCTGGAACATATACTAGCATTGCACCTTTTGTAGATGCGACGGTTGCTGCAGATACTCAGTTCCCATATTGCCAAGAAGTCGAATCATCGATTAATACATTTATTGATATCACAAAAGATATTATTGAGAATGGATCGGGTGTTGTAGAATCGGTAAAACAGAATGAAAATAAATCTGGATATTGGTCTACTACCCCAACATATTCAAATTACAATATTATTGGAGACCCTTTATTAACTGCAGAAGAATGTAATGATGTTATATCGTCTGTAAATTCTTTGTATGAAAATTTAGATGATGTATTAAATTCTATCTCCGTAGACAAAACACTTCCAGATTATGTTGATGGAGAAACAAAAGAGTTTGAAATGTATTGGGATGATGGAGCAGCAGTATCCACAGAAAAAGATGAAAATCTTTTAATTACAATTAATGCTGTTTTACAAGAAACTAAGTATAATGCAAATTATCCTGGTGATGATTCGTATTATATTGATAAAACTGTTGTTCCAAATAAATTAGTGTTTGATGTAGCACCAATTTGGGATCAATATGAAGGTGCCAAAACTCTTGGGGAACCTACAGCAGTAGAAAAAATTATTGGTATTGGTGTTGGTAATTACAAAAGACTCACCATCGATCCTAATTTGATTAATAATATAAGGAGTGGTCCTTTCCTTATTCTGGATCTAGAAGACCTTACGGTTGCAAATATCGAAGAACCAGATTATCTATTAGTATTTGTTGATGGAGTATTACAGAAAGAAGGTATTTCTTATACTGTATCTGGACCAAATATTTTCTTTGAATTTTCTGTTACACAACAAATGAAAGTTGACATGCGATACCTTTATGGTAGAGATGTCGGTCAAATTCTAAATCTATATGATTATAATGTAGATCAATATTATGCAAACTCTGTAGTAGTATTGGAAACTACAAGTGGTCTTCCTGCTTTTGAATTGAGAGCATGGATGGGCAATCAAGGCGGAGCTCCTATTCAAGCTTTCCAAATCAGACCAGATGGTACTTATAATATTATTGGAGAAATTAATACTCCACGTAGTAATGGATCTACACTGACATTTGAATGTTTTGGATACAAAGCAGAATTGATTGAAAATATTCCAATAACATTTGCTGTTAAGGGAAGATATTCGTTAAACACTGACGTTTCATTTACACTTGCTGGAAGTAGCATAACGTATGAAAAAGATGAAGATAATAATCTTTTATTGAGAGGTATTGATCAAAACTGGCGTGGAACTTATTGGAGAAAGACATACAAAAATCCATTTGTTAGTATTTCAAATGGTTCATTGATCCGTGTTGAAGGTGAGGAAGGTTTTAGAAAAATTAATGAACTACCTTCAGTTCTTACATCTAAAGAACAGAGACTAGGAGAACAACTTTCCAATTCTTTTTATGGACAAGTTAATATTGGACCATATAGTGGTATCACTAGAGGTGAAGGACTTTCTATTGTCGCAGTAGTTGAAAATGGATCAGTTGTAAGACTCGATTGGAATAAGCGCAGTTATGCTCCAATTACACAACCTACTGCATATCAATATTATACACCACCCATAATTAACTTCTTATCAGAAGATGGCAATGGTGGTGGTGCAAGAGCACAAGTAATTGTAAGCAAAGGTCAAGTAATTAGTGTTGAACTAATTACAGGTGGATCTGGATATACTAAGGCACCAAAAGTTGTTGTCGCTAGAAGATATGATGTATTAGAAGATACTGATATTGGTGTTTCTTTAATCGATGTCAAAATAAACATACAGCAGTCAATTGGATTTTCTATATATTCCACTGTCAGTATCTTAGGAAATGAAGCAGTTGATGTAACATCTCTTTCGTCAACATTAGTTGATAGTCCTGTCAATATTGACAAAGTTATTACTGCTGAAATATATCCTGCTGCACTAGAAGTTAGTTCGGATTTGACTGGTGGATTGGATACAATCAGAACAGAAAAACAACTGAATGATCAAGTAGCACCTATTGATACGCAACATAATAGCACTGAAATTTACTTCTTTATTGAGACTCCATATATTGTTGACATCGAGTCTGAGTCTACTCTTACTATATCTGCAACTAAGGAGATTACCAATAAGTTTACGACTATTGTTGAGAACAATTACCTCAATAATGTTAACTACTTTGCTTCTGGATCCTTCCTACAAGCACCTCTATCTCCAACAGATACTATTATCTACGTTGCTGATACAAGCAAGTTTAGTACTAATGGATACCTGCTGGTTGGAGGAGAGATTGTACGTTATCTACGCAAGTTAAATGATCGTTTCTTAATGGTTGAGCGTGGTCTTGATAATACTTCTGCACAAGCATGGAACGCTGGCACATTTATTAGACAAGTTCCCGATCCAGTATCTGTTGCTTCTGCGGGTATCTCGATTGTTGAGTCCGAGTCTCAACTTGTTACAGTCAACATTGCTTCTGGAATTTCTAGTGGTGGCGCATCACAGAAACAGTTTATAACACCGCCTGCTGATATCAAGACTATCACTAAGCAAATAGTTGTTGAAGTTCAAAAACAATTTAATGTAGAGTCTGTTTCTGCAATTGAGTCTCAAATTAGGTATAAATTAGAACCAACATTTAATATTGTATCTTCTTTTACAACTACTTCAGATGTAGAAATTATTAACACATTACAATCTGTTCAATCTCAACTTGATCTCCAAAAAGCAGCAACTGAAGTATCCATAACTCCACCTCCTGGTGGTGTAGTTGATGGATACCAAGAGAGTGTCTTTATTAGCGACCCAGTTGGCACTAGACTGAATGGATTTGTAAATCTACTTGATGATTACGGAGTTGTGAAACGTGATGGAACTATAATCTACATCAATAACTCGGTATTTGGTCTTGATGCAGATTACATAGGAAACTATACTAAAACCAATGTTGGTCATACCATAGGACATTTTGAGGGTATATTTGATGATGGAACAGCATCCGTTTCTGGATTAACACTTGCAGAAATTGATATTTACTTTAGAGCACTCACTATAAAAGATTTCCAGGAAAGAGGAAACTCTAGTTATACTTTAGTAGGGGATAAGTTTAATTTGATGCCACCTTCCATTCAAAATCCAGTTGCAATTAGTTCTTCTTCTGGAACTATTGGCGGAAACATCGTTGTTCAAGATACTACATACTTCCCAAGTGAAGGATACTTATTTACCAGTGGTGGAACAGTGATTCAATATACTGGCAAGACAGCAACCCAATTTACAGGTTGCACTCTTTATAATGGACCAAATTCCATCAACGCCACAGAAGAATTGATTCCGTTTACAATTTAATGAATAACGGTATAAATATAAATAACTCAGGCACAAACCTTACGTCGGAACAGAAAACCAATGGCTGCTATTATCTCAGATAAGTTTAGAATTTTTAACGCTAAACAATTCTTGGAATCCTTGACAGAAGGTCCAAGTGAAACCAGTGCCGAGCGCACCAGAATGTATTTCTTTGTTGGAAGACCCCAACCATGGAAAGCGTATATCGAAGTTTATTCAAAATCTTCAACTAACTTTACTGTTGGAAACGAAGTGTATGTTGGAACGTATGGTTCTACTGCTTTCCGTGCAACAGTTGCCGAAGTTTATGATAGTGCCCTTTTATTAACCGACGTTTTTGGCAGCAACGGAACAAACTCTGTTCCCCCCATTGGTTCAAGTCTAAAAGAAACTGCAGACGGTGGTTCATCTGATACTGCTGCAACAGCGCAATCTGGTGTTTATCGCTACGCAACAGAGGATATTCCCCCTCTTCCTTTGGACAACCAGAGAGAGAAACTCAACGTATACGACGAAATCATTGCTGCCAAGCGTATTACTGATGCATTCGCGAGAACAGTTATCCGTCGTTATAACTGGGATCAAGTTGCCAACCCTAAGTTTGACATGTGGAAACCAGACTATTCTGCTACCCCTGGTGGTGGTGGACAAGTTGGTAAGCAGACTGCTACAAACCAAACAAGCATTTCCGATGCTAAGTTCTACGTAATGAATTCTGATTACGAAGTCTTTAAGTGCCTCTACAACGGAGAAAACGTTGCTAATGCATCCGGTCAAAATGCCACTGAAGAACCAAAAACTAGTGGTGGCAACTATGCTTCTGGCACCGGTCTTTATACTGAGACATCTGGTGCAGGATACATCTGGAAGTACATGTACACCATGCCAACTGATGATGTTCTAAGATTCTTATCTTCGGACTTCATGCCGATTGTTCTTCCTGCCAACAATACCCGTACTGCTGTTACTGGTGCTGCTGTTGATGGAGCAATTGATGTCGCTCTTATTGAAGATGGTGGTGTTAACCTACCTGCTTCACAAACACTATTTACTAGCATCAAGGGTGATGGAACTGGAGGAGTAATTGAGTTTGCTACCGATGGTTCTGGCACTATTACATCTGCTAGTGTCCAAGCAAGAGGTCAGGATTACACCTATGCCAATGTCCTTCTAGGAAACGGCAACCTCTTCTCTGATGCTGGTTTAACCACAGCAGTTGCTACCGCTGCAGACGCAACGGGTGCTATTGAGGTTGTGATGCCTCCTGAAGGTGGTCATGGTTTCGATCATGAACTAGAGTTGAATGGCAAGCGTGTAATGACTAACATTCGCCTTACCTATTCAGAAGGTTCTGGAGACTTCCCTGTTGATAACGACTTCCGTCGTATTGGTATTATCAAGGATCCCGTTCGCGCAGGCACAAGCACCTTTGCTACTCAAGATACACTATCTGGATTAAAAGCAGTTAAGATTACTGGAGCAACTGCAGATTTTATTCCTGATGAAACAATTTCTCAGACTGTAACTGGTGGCACTGCAAAAGGAACTGTTGTTTCTTGGGTTCTAGACAGTGGTTCTTCTACTGCAGGTGTTCTTAAGTATATTCAAACTGTTGATGCACACGTTGATCAAGGTGTAGTCCAAGCATTTGAAAGTAATGGTTCTAATGCTATTTCTGGTGTTCTTTCCGCTGCTGCAGGTAATGTTGATACAACATATGCAAGCACACTTCTGGGTGTATCATTTACTGCTGGTTTAGCAGCCGCAGAAATTAAGAATAACTCTGGCGATGTTATCTACCAAGAGAACCGTCGTTTGATCACTCGTGCTCCTGACCAGATTGAAGATATCAAACTAGTCATCGAATTCTGATCATAAGTAAATAACTTTAAATCCCCTGAGATCCTCGGGGGATTTTTTTTATCTCTATAAATACTAAGGACAAAGAATGCTAGTATTTGGCGGAAAACGATGCCACAGAAGACAAACCTTAATGTAAATCCTTATTACGAGGACTTCGACGCAAGTAAGAATTTTTATAAAATTCTATTCCGTCCTGGGTACTCTATCCAGAGCAGAGAATTAACACAAATACAATCTATTCTCCAGAATCAGGTTGAAAGTTTTGGTAAGTATGCTTTCAAACAAGGAGACTTGGTTGTACCTGGAGAAGTCGGACTTAACACAAAATTAGATTACGTTAAGTTATCTTCTGTGTCAGAAGTTGCTGTTGAAGAAGATGGTGATATTGTATATAAAAAATACGATATCAGTCAACTAATTGGTAGACAATTACGTGGATTAAATTCAGGAGTAATTTCTACTGTTCTAGAAACAAAGTTAGCGACAGAAACTACTGCTGACACTGTTTATGTAAATTATTTAAATAGTGGCAATTCTAACAACGAATCAAAATTTCGTCAAGGAGAAACTTTAGAAGTTATTGATGGTATTAATACTCCATTATTAGTTGTTGGAACTGACGGTAGTGTACTTCCCACCAGTATTCAACTTACAAATCCAGATACTGGAGACATAACTTCAATTGAAAGTCCGGCAATGGGATTTGCTTCTGCTGTGGAGGTAGAAGAAGGTATCTATTTTGTAAATGGTTATTTTGTAAGATGCAACAAAGAAATTCTAGTAATCGATGATTACTATGACAGTCCTTCTTCAAAAGTAGGATTTAAAATTCAAGAAGAAATTATCACTCCAGAGGAAGATGCTAGTCTTTATGATAATTCTATCGGGTCTTCTAATTACACTGCTCCAGGAGCACATAGATTAAAAATTTCATTGAAATTGGTTAAGTTTGAATTAAATCAAACTACAGATAAAAATTTCATTCAACTACTCACTACGTTAAGAGGTGCAGTACAAAGAAAGGTATCGCCAACTAATTATAGTTTAATTGAACAAACTCTTGCGCGTAGAACGTTTGATGAGAGTGGAGATTATGTTGTTGGCAACTTTGATATTGATGTCAGAGAATATGCACAGAAAAATAGAAACGGCGGACTTTATAAAGCAGATGCGTTTGGACTTTACAATGGTCTAACTGAGGGAGAAGCATCAAGAAAGATGTTAGCTAGTGTCAGCGCAGGCAAAGCATACATCAAAGGATATGAAATTGTCAATAAAGAAACTAAGTACCTAGAAATTAATAAGGCAAGAGCAAGTCTTACTAGTGATAATATTAGATTAAAAACTAAGTCTTTGCCGACTTTAAATATTACTAATGTATATGGTAGTGTTCCCCTCAACAAAGAAGGAGCAGAGCTTACTGCATATCCATACATTAACTTATATTCCACATTTAATGATGGGTCTGTAGGATTAGGAGACTCGGAACTTCCTACTGATCATAGACAAACCACAGATAGAAGAGGAAAAGTTTTTGGTTCTGATGATGCTGTAAAAACTATTGTTGTTGAAGTAACTAATACTACCCAACCACTTTCAAGTATTACAGATGCAAACTTTGATACTTTACTTGGAGAAGTTCATTTTATTAAAACTAGAAATGATTCTGGTGCTGCAACTTCGGTTTCATCCGTAAAAGGACTTGCTTTTGCAAAAGTAAACAAACCATTAATTAATGCAAATGACTCCGTTAAATTTCTAGAATTAACAATTCTTGGTAAGAAAGATGATCTAGATTTATTATTTCTTGAGTATGATTTAGGAGACTCAAATTACCAAAGAAAAATATTTATTGCTAATTCAGATGCATCTTCCGACTCTAATGAACTGGGTTTTATTGTAGATTACAGTGAAACAATTACACCTGTTATTGGTAGAGCAAAACCAAATAATTTTGCTCTTAAGAAAACAGGATCAGGATTTAATAATGACTCTGATATTATTTTATCACAGGGTCGTCAATCTGATGGATCAACAACTTACAATGCAACATTTGGATTATCTTATTTTGATCCAGAATTTTTTACCAAAATTTTATTAGATACCATTCCTGCAGCAGGAGCATTTGGAATTGGTAAATATGTATTTGGTTTAAAATCTGGAGCATATGGAGTTGTTGAAGGTAGTCCTTCTGGAGTATATTCCGTAGGAAAACTTTTGTTCATAAAAACTCTATCTGGTAGATTTCAGTCAGGAGAATCTATTAAGGATGAAGGTGGAAATGTAGTTAAAATTGCAAAAGATAATACAGTATCTCATTTTATTGTAACCAATCCTGGTTTGGGATATGCAGACAATTCAAATATTGTAGTTAATGGCGTTGAGTATGATAACTCTGTTGTTGATCTAGCAAGATTAAACAGCGGTGCTTTCTATAGAGCAGAAGTTAAAAATAAGTCTGCTCTATCAACAGAGTATGCACAACCACCGTCAATAACTGTAAAACAACCTGATGGTTCTGCAACACCCGCTCAAGGTGCAGTTATTTTAGCAGTGTTGACTAGAAATGCAGTAACAACATATACTCCACAAAATGTAAAATCAGTTTCTGCTAAGTATGGATCTGCTGGAGAAAACGTATTTACTGCAGATGTTGTAGTTGATGATTCAGAATTTGCAGAAATTAAATCTATTACTGATTTTACTTTCTTTGGATCTAAAGGATATAATTTTATTGAATCTACCAGTTTCAATGCAGATGCTAGTAATGTACTGCAGCAGGGTGATATCATTCAGTTCTCTGATGAAGATAACAATTTAGTACGTTCAACTATCCAATATGCAACAGTAAAACAAGGAGCATTTAAGACCAGAATCTATTTGGATACAATGCTTCCTGGTGATGTTGTTAATACTAGCATTGTACGTTTGCGTCCTAGAGTAGATAGTGCAAACCAAGGAACTTTAATTTATCCAACTGGAAGCAATCAAATTAAGCAGATTGCTGCAACACCAGAGGAAACTAAGATTAAGTATTTCTTCCGCAGAGATTTTGTAACTACTGCATCTACTGGTGGTGGAATTATTACCTTTGCTGCTCAGTTGCCATTTGGCACACAAAGATTTGCTGCTTTTACTGAAAAAAATTATATTATTACTGTTCTAGATCCCGGCGATTCTCCTGTTGTAAACATTGGAGATATTGTTTATATTAATAAGGATGCAGTAGAAATTAGTTCATCTACTGATACTAGCAGTGGACTTATTGCTGGAAGTATTAGTTTACAATTACCAACAACATATTTTGGAACAATTCCATCAAATGGAACTTATCCAAAGTTAAAACTGACTGCTACATTAGAAGTAGAAAATGCAAAACCAAGATTAAAAACTTCTGTAGAAAATAGAAGAATTGTAATTACTTCTAGTGGTGATAGAGTAATTCCATTTAGGGGTGTTAATTATGACAATGAAGTTGTTGAAACACTTTCATATTCTGATGCGTACAAACTTAGATATGTTTATGAAGGTAGTGCTACTCAACCACCCCAAGCAAACTCTGCTGGAGAGTTAATTTCTGGTTCTGATGTCACAGATAGATTTACATTTGATGATGGTCAAAGAGACACTGTTTATGATGTTTCTAGATTAGTTCTAAAACCAGGATATGAACAGACTACTGGACAACTTCTAATTGCTTTCGATTACTTCGAGCATTCTGTTGGAGATTTCTGTACAGTTGATAGTTATATTCATGAAGCTGGTGTGACGGAAGATGAAATTCCATCGTTCAATTCATCTGTTTATGGTATTGTCAATCTTAAAAATATTTTAGATTTCAGACCTAAAGTAGATACCACTGCAACTATTGCTGGTTTCCAGGATACAGCGTCTTTATCAAGAACAGTTGGTCCATTTGCTGGTTCTGGTGCTATTATTGCATCAAGTCCCGCATCTGATACCAATTTAGAATATACTTTATCGTTCAGTCAAGTACAATATCTTGATAGAATTGATGGTGTATTCCTCAATAAGAATGGTAAATTTATTGTTAAGGAAGGAAATTCCTCACTCAATCCATCCAAACCAGATCTTATCGATGATGCAATTCCTCTTTTCTATGCATACATTCCTGCGTTTACACAAAATAGTAAAGATGTAAGAATTACTCCAGTTGATAATCGCCGTTATACAATGCGCGATATTGGTAAATTGGAGAAGCGTATTGAGAGACTTGAGTATTATACCACTCTTAGTGTTCTTGAGCAACAAGCTCTTAATATGCAAGTTAAGGATGAAATTGGATTTGACAGATTTAAATCTGGTTTCTTGGTAGACAATTTTGAATCGCATAGAACTGGCAATTTAACTTCTTTAGATTACCAGTGTTCCATTGATTCTCAGCAAGCAGTCTTGCGCCCACAATCGAAAGAAGATTCTTTTATACTCAAGGAAGTAAATACCAGAGAAGATCAAAGAGTTGTTTCTGGATATAAAAAATCTGGAAATGTAGTTACTTTACCATATTCTAGTTTAGAATTTATCGGTAATAGTTTTGCATCAAAGACTCTTAATCCAAATCCATTTGTTGTTCTCCAGTATGTTGGAGATTCTGTGCTCTCTCCAAGTATCGATCAATGGTATGATACCACAGAAGAACCACTAATTGTAGATACTAATACTGATCTATACAAGATTTTCTTATCCAAAGAAAATGTAAAAGAAAGTTTTTCTAGTTTGTATAATTCTTTTGTAATTAACTGGGTTGGTTCATCACCATCATTCTCTTCAATTAATTCTCTTGGCAATGTTAATAGTCAGGATGCTCAGTCAAAAGTAAAACTAGCATCTACTGCTAGCTCTTCAAACATCAGTCCAAAAAATAATGATGTTGCAAAAGGGGTTCAAACTAAAACTGTAAGAGGAAATGCTGTATCTTCTGCTCTACAATTTTTTGCTAGAAGTATTCCAGTTAAGTTTGTTGTTAAAAGACTAAAACCAAATACAACTATTTCTGTCTTTTTGGAAGGTAGAAACATTAGTCGTTGGGTAAATCCAGATCTCAGATTTACTGGGGTTGCTGGTAATTCACCGTCTGCTTTTAATGGACCAGTAACTACAGATGATGATGGAAATGCTAGTGGTATTATTATTATTCCTGCTGGACTTCCACCGGAAGAAAATACAACTTGGACGGGAGATGTAGATACTATTTCATACGATTCTTCTGGAGAAGAAGTAAAAATTGCAGCGGGTATCAAAACATTTAGATTTACATCTAGTTCCACAGACGAAGACAAATCTACTGTAGATACTTATGCAGAAGTTAAGTATTATGCAACTGGTATTTTGCCAGAAAATCCAGGAACAATTGTTTCAACAAAACCATCTTTCTTTAAAGCAAATGAAGGTGTGCAGTTTGTAGATAGCAATACTGATAATCCAGTTCGTCCTAATCCATTAGCACAAACTTTCAAAGTTGAAAACTATGATGGTGGAGTATTTACTACTGGTGTTGATTTATTCTTTAGTAATAAGAGTAATAGAATTCCAATCAAAGTTTATCTTACTAATGTTGATTCTGATAAACCAGGAAAAAATATTATTCCTGGTACAGAAAAAGTTATATCTCCATTTACTTTCCTTAAAATTTTCACTAACGGAAATGTTTACTTGACTCAAGGAGAATCAATTACTGGTTCGACTTCTGCCGCAAGTGGTCCTCTTTCTAAAATCATTGACAAAAATGGTGTTGATCTAGTTCCTTCGTCTTCAGGAAGATACTTACTAACAAACGAACAAGTTTACACTATGGTTTTAGATAACCACAATGGTCGTTCATTTAATCAAAATGAAAATCTGATCATACCATCAGTAACGTTATCAAATAACACACAAGGAACAAATTCGGTATTAACTATTGCAAAAGATAGCGGAAAAGTTTCTGCTGTTAAAATCTTGAATCCCGGATTAAATTATGATAGCGCAATTATCACAATTGAAAGTCCACAACTTTCTGGTGGATCGGTTGCAACTGCACGAGTAGAAGTTTCTGGTGGTAAAATTTACAACACAGAAATTTCTCTACCTGGTTTTGGATATACAGAACCACCATCAGTAGTCGTCAGAGGCGTCGGAAATGGCGCTGGAGGGTGTGTTATCGAGACAGAGATAGAGATTAACACCCCAGCAGTCAGAATGGGTGTAGCAATTGATTCTGAAGAGATCACAGACTCCACAATACCAACACACTTTGCTTTTGATTATCCTGTATATCTACAGAATGATACAGAATATGCTCTTGCTGTTGAAACAGATTCAACTGATTACGAACTATGGGTGTCGCGACTTGGTGAAACAGATATTGCTACAAGCACAGTTATCACTACACAACCTTCACTTGGTTCTGTTTACAGATCTCAGAATACTGAGAATTGGACAGAAGATAATTATGAAGATATCAAGTTCAAAATGTATAGAGCAGAGTTTGATATTACAAGAACTGCAGAGTTAATTCTTACAAATGAAGATTTGGGATATGAACTTCTACAGAAGAATCCATTCCAAACCAGTGCTACAGCAAACACGAATGCAACTTCGTTGTTGTTTAGAAACAATAACAGTATTGTACGTGTTAATCACAGAGATCACGGATTTGAAACTCTTGGAGATTCTTATGTTTTCTATAGAACAGCACTAGAAACTGGTGGTATAACATCAGATGTTTTAAATAACACGTTGTTCCAGATTTCTAATAGCGGAGTTGATACGTATGACATTACATCATCTATTGCTGCTTCTGGCAATATTATAGGTGGTGGAGATAAAGTTTATTCTTCTTATAACAGAAAATATGAAACTTTATATCCACAGATGCAATATCTATCTTTTACGGGAACTAAGATAGAATCTATGGTAAAAACCACAAATGTTATTGCAGTAGATGCTTCCAAAATTAATTATGATTCATATGATCAATCTGATTACGAAAAAACTTTCTTGAATGAACCTCATTACTTCGCTAATCAAAAATTCATTTCTTCAAATATTAATGAAATATTAAATAATCTAACCAATTCTCTATCCTATAAATTACAACTATCTTCTACAGTATCACACCTTTCTCCTGTTGTGGATCTATCAACTTCTAGTGTAAAAACATCCACTAATAGGATAGATAAAGCATATGGACAAGAGGATCGCTATGGAAGAAAAGATCAAATCATTGAATTTTATCCCATCTACTCATTTAATATTTCCAATATCACTGGAGTGACTGTTCAGAATGATCAAGCAATTGAGGGATATAACTCTAAAGCAGTTGGTAAGATTGCAAAAGTTTCTGGATCTACAGTTTGGGTAAAACTTAAGACTTCACAGTTCTTCCAGAAAGGAGAAAGAATTACTTTAGGCAATCAACCAACGTTGGTTGAAACTGTAAATGGAGTAGAAGTTCCATTGGCAATCGTTGATACAAATCCAATTCAAAACTTCCAGGAAATTCCTGATGCTTCTACAATTACGGCAAGAAATCCAGCTACACCAACAGAAACTTATGATAATGTTATTACTGGTAAAGCAGTAATTTGGAATGATAGAACACAAGAATTGACATTAAGAACTGACACTCAACCTATTGCCGGTGATTTTAATGGAAGGATTCGAGATAATGATGCATATGCTAGAAAAGCACAGTTAGTTGATCAAGTTTCTGATATTTTCCGTGTAGGTGATATTGTATCATATCCAAACCAACCTGCTGATGAAGCCTTCTTCTTGGAAGTTGGCACTATGGCATATAGCAATGGTTCCGAATTTGTTTCTGAGCTTACTTCTAAGAATAGTTCTTCTGTTGCTAAGTATATTACAAAAGAAGTTTCTATTACAAATCCAGCTACTGCGATTGATATACATCTAACTTTAAATATCAGAGATCTTTCTGATATCGAAGTTTTATACAAATTCAAAAAAGCATCTAGCAATGAAAACTTTGAGGATATTGATTGGGAATACTTCAATGGCACCGGTCAACCTGATTCTCTAGAAATTGCTACTCCTGAAAATAGCATTTCGAGTATAATTGAGAAGCAAGAATCTTATCAGGATATTACTTACAGCGTAGCAGATCTCCCAGAGTTCTCGTCATTTGCAATTAAAATTGTTATGAAAGGAAATGATCCTGCATATGTTCCGAAGATTCAAGATATTCGTGCAGTTGCTGCATTCTAATTTCCGCGTATGGGTTATATTAAAGTCAAAGGGCATGATGGTCTTGTCAGAGACGAGACCTCAGGTGCCATAGTCAATCACAGCGATTCTGCTATCCAAGCAAGACGCAAGCAGCGACAGCTGAATTCCGCGTTGGACGACATAAATATGTTGAAGGATGAAGTCTCTGAAATTAAATTCCTACTTAGAGAGTTAATAAAAAATGCCAGCAATTAATGTCGCTAGAACTGATACCTTTGAAAAACAAAGGGTCAAAATTAATGAAATTGGTTCTCAAATTTTTAATGTTACTGCTGGTGGCAGTGATCTTGCTACGGGCAATTTAAAACTAGGGAATGGATCAAGAATTGCTCCGTCATTATCTTTTACGAATGATGCTCAAGTTGGTATTTACAGACCTTCTGGTGGAACTTTTGGTCTTGTAGGAGGAGCAAAAAATATTATTGATTTCTCAAACGAAGATATTTTTTCTTATAGGAATATTTCGTTTAGAAAAAAAGTTTTAGCAGATGCAAATTTAACTATAACAAGTTCAGGATTAAACTACGATTTTGGAACTTATAATAATATTTCTGTTGTTGGAGGATCTGGTGATCTTGGAACATTAGATATTGAAGTAGTGGCATATTCCGGCACTACAACAAATACTGGACAGAATTACAATCCTGGATCATTTTCAAATGTTAACCTTGCTGGTGGAAATGGAACTAATGCTACTGTAGATTTTACTGTCGATGCTGTTGATGGTTCTATTACAAGTAATGGTTCTCAGTATGCTCCTGGACAGTATCAGAATGTCAATCTCCAAAATGGCACTGGATCATCCGCTACAGCTAATATTACCATTACTGGCGAAGAAACAATTTCAGGTTCGATATCTAATGCTGGATCTCTATATGCAGATAACATCTACAATGGAGTTGCGATAAGAAATAATGCTACTGCTGTTTATGTTTTATCTTCTGTAGCAAATCCTGGTTCACCTCCACCAAATAATGTATATCAGATTAATGGTATTACACAGCAAGCATTAACTTTAATAAAAGGAAATACATATAGATTTGATATTTCAGATTCGAGTTTATCAACTCACCCATTACAATTTTTAACTGCTGGTGGTGCAGCATTAGATTTTCAAAGTTATATTGTAAATAAAGTTGGAACAGAAGGTACTGCAGAATCATTTATTGATTTAATTATTTCTCCAAACGCTCCATCAGAAGCACTTAAATACGATTGTCAGAATCACCCAAATATGGGTGCTACTATGACAGTAGGAACCGGATCTGCTGGAGTTTCTGGTAGTGGAATGACTGCCAATTTTGAAGTTG